CCAGCATCTTTTCGGAAGTTACGGTAATATTGCCTATCTTAGCAGAAACTTTATCTTGTAAACTAAATATATATTCAAGCGTATTAGCCATGTTAGGAATTATCTTTATTATTTATATTGTTGCATTCTTCAGCTATTGGGGTGTTCAGGTATTAAAAAACATTCCAACATTTATCCGATGGGGACTGCTCATTTTATCGCTTCCGGTGCTTCTGCCTTATGGTGCTGTTACATCACTTCCGATGTATCTGAAGAAAGGCGGAAAGATGTACCGTTACCGTTATATAGTTTACTTTGCCCTTTTGATGATAATAGTTGATATTATCTTATTTTGCCTTCCTGAATAACCGATAAGGCCCATTCCGCCATGAAAGTTTGATGCGCCCATTCTTCATCAGACAGTTCATCGGGATTCATGTGCAGGACTGCACGGATAAGAGTATCAGCCATTGACAGCCAACCTCTCTTATCCGCTATATTCGTCCCTGCTAGAGCTTTTTTAGTGTCGCCTCCTTGATTTCAATGATTTCGGCCAATTGTGCGGAAACTCCGAGGAACATGGCATCATTATTTCTGATTTCTTCGTCCCCTTCCAGCCAGCAGTTATTCAAAATAATTTCGTTGTATTTCATCGGGTCGCTTTTGCCTGTAACGGCCGCTGCTCCAAGCACTTTTCTATCGGGTCTTTTCAGGTAGGCAACACGGCCTTCAACTTCAACCTGAAACACATCCCCGTGCTTTGCTTTCCACTCACTAATTTTCTGTTCGATTGTTTTTTCTAATTTTGTTTCCATATTCATTTTTTTTCTAATTGGATTGCACGTAATTCACAATATTCCGGTACATTCCTTGTATCCATAACTCTGTTTTATAATAAATTGGATTTTACATCCAGCGCGATAAACGGAAGGGCCACTTCCATTTGCAGATCACCTTCTTTCAAGTTTCTTGGTATTTCTGAAATGGATGCATTGACTACTTTATCAGTAGTAATAACACCATTGTCCGGCAGATATGAGACAATAACATCAAAATCAATGTCTGTAATATCTTCATACCCCTTTTCCTGTGCTGCGCGATCTAAAGCGATTATTTCACTTTGCAGAAGCGTGATCGTACCTTCGTACTCCTTTTTGCCTTTTTGAATGCCACGGGCTTTCTTTCCTGCTGCATACAACGCTTCTTTCTGGTGCTTCACCTTGTATTCGATACCCCGTAAGCCTGTAACCTCACGTCCGAGCATGACGACCTTCAGGTCTACC